GACATCAGCCATTTGCAAAGTTTTATTATGTATCCAGTTGCCAATCCGGTCAAATAGCACAAAAGATGGTATGTTCCAGCGAGGCTTGGTACGAGCATTGACAGTAAGATGAATGCCACCATATATGTGTGGAATTTTTTCTTGTTTATCATTCGGTAAGAGACGATAGCATATAGGGCATAGACGCTTCCAGATAACCCTATGACATGTTCGTTGCACGGCAGATATATTAATGTCGCCCCGATTATTGCCGAGAGCACGAGTTCAAGGACTTTTGTTCTAAGCATGAAGCAGGCGTAAAGTAATGCCCAGACGTTGGCAAGGCAATGGAATATGTTGGCGTGTAGCATTATGTCTGCCCATTTGTAGTATGCGCCATGTACTCCGCATATTGAAAGAGCTATGGCGATTAATGATATTGCTAATGAAATGTTTTTTGTCATAGTTTTTTTATGTAGTGCAGATACACCCTGATGCATGATGCATCGAGGTAGAATTTGGGTGCCGGTGAGTTGGTGACCTCCCATGCTATAGTTTTTGTATTTTTCTCCGGGTTTTTGAATTTTAGGTAGAGTGCTTTTTGGAAGAGTTTCATAAACATTTGCTGTTTGCATGGTCTCATTTTGCATAGTACATTTTCCCCTGCGAACATTTTTGACAGTACGATGGCGGCTCTCTGCTCCGAGACCCAAAATCTTGAACATGGGTAGTTTGCAATCCTCCGCAATATTTCCGGCAGATAGATTTTGTTGCATTCTCCGATTAATCTTCTGTATGTTTTGAGAAGTTCTTTGTTCCGTAATTCTGAGTAGCATGATTT